CGCATGCTGGGTATAGGGCTGCTGCTGCTCAATGGCTTTGCCGGTGTACTGCTGGATGGCCTGGAATGCTTTTTCCAGGGCCGCCTGCTGCGCGGCGGTCGCATCCTTGATCGCGTTTTCGCCGGACAGGTTTCCCCAAATGGGATCGGGATCGCCGGTCAGGTTTCCGATGCCGATGACATCGCCCATTTTCCAACCACGGGACATTAGAACCGTCCAATCTGCACGAGCCCATCGGCTCGGCGTAAAATGAGGCGCCCGGTAAAGCTCGATATGGTGGCGCGGTAGATCCTGCCGGCCTTGGCCGACCCCAAAGGAGGCGTTTGCATAATCACTTGCTGCGCGCTGGTGGCGTTGGTGAGGGCTTTTGAAACAGTGATCCCGGTGTCGAAGGTCCGGCCGCCATCGTCCGACTTTTGCAGGAGCATCGAAAGGGTTGTGCTACTGGAAGAGTCGTGCTGCACTTCCATCTCAAACCGAAGGCCGGAATTGAACATGCGGCTCATGCCGCCGTCCACCTTGAAATCAAGGACGCGGGTGATATCCGTCCCGTTGAAGGAGTTGTACGGGGCGTAATAGGATCCGAGCCAGAATACTTTTCCGTCGTCCTTGCTGAAGCCGATCGGCGGGGTGCCCAGGGTAAACCCGTTCGCGACTTGGTAAAGAATGCGGCTGGTCGAGACCTCCGCCCATGTCCCGTTGGTGATGTTGAGCCGCCACCCGCCAAAGCTGGCTACGGAATCATTGTAGACCTCGAAGAAGTCTTGCCCCTGGTCGGAGTAGGCGAACGATCGAGAGAATCCCGCGGTCGATTCACCCATCTTATCCTTGATGTAGGGCGGCGCAATCTCCGAAAGCTGGCCGCCCGAGATCATCCAGAGCGACCCGCGCGCCCGCTCCCCGATTCCATAGAAAAGGATCATATCGCCCACGCGCGCTACGCCCACCGACGACAACACGCCGATCGGAAGCGTGGCGCCGGTCACGGGCTGGAGGTAGGGATCGGCCGACGATGCGACCCATTGCTCGATGGAATACCGGCCCATGAAGTAGACCGAATCGCGCACCACTTCAACGTGATAGAGCTGATCCCCATTGGTCATGGCCCGACCCGAGATAAGCGGAGTCCATGTGGCCCCGTCGTCCACCGCGGACATATACCAACGGTCCGTCCCGCCCTTGGTAACGATAAACTGGCCGTTGTAGCACGCGCAGGAAAGCGGGCTGGACGGGAAGTTCGCATCCACGATCTGAGTCACCGTCAGGGTAAACGTATTGATCACGTACCCATTGGTCCCATCCACCAAGAGAACCTGGCCTTGCCCGCTTGACGCAAGACCAGAGGCAAAGACAACCGCCCCGGTAGAGGTGGTCAGCGTCCCGGTTAGCGCGGTAGCCGATGTTCCCGTATACGCGACCGAGTAGACCGTGTTCCCGTGTACAGACAAAAGAAGACCGCTCGTCGGGTCGAATTTGGCCCCGCGGCATGCCGCGTTATTCGCCACCGCCCCCTTGAGCTGGTACCCCTGCAATGACACCAGCGCGAACCCGTCGGGCGTCTTTTCGTGGTACCAGTTCACACACTTTTGGACCTGGTTTAACCCGGTGTCCAGGTAATGCGGCTGGGTAAAGGTGGGGATGGGCTTCCAGTTCACCAAATCACCGGATCCAATTCCGTACGGCACAGGCCCGGCGCCATCGGGTCGGGGTACATGGGTTCCGTGATGTCATTCAGGCGGATCAAGGCTGACTTTGCGTCGATTGCCGCCTGCCGAAGGCTTCCGGGGATGTCGGCGGCATATTCGCCATCCGCGAAGCGAACCGCCAATTCCAGGACAAACGCATCATCGTACCCCGGTGGGAAGGTCACGGCGGACGCCCCCACAATGTCCGTAATTGGCTTTTTGCTGGTCAGGAGCAGGGTAACCGCCCCCGAGGGCACCGGGTACATGTACAGCGCCCCGCGGCTGCTGGCGAAGCTGGAATTGTACGCAAGCTGGGTCGGCAATTCGGATGTGGTGGTCTTGTCCTGCTTGGCCTGGTATTCCTGATGCGTGATCAAATCCAGGTCGCAATCGATACCCGAAACGGTCAGGGCTGCCTTAAGGATTTGAATGGGGCGAGTCGTATCGAGGTTTCCGCCGCTGCCGATGGTGCGCGAGGCCTGGCCGGAGGCCCAAGACAGGGATTCGGAGGTCTCCGCATAGATCGGGCCGACTGTAGCCGACCAGTTACCCAACATCCGATTGAATTCCAGGACGCCGTTGGCCAGCTCCCCCGCGGTTGCGGAATCGCCGGTCCCCAAGCGCCCGATTTTGCGCAGGGCGGCTTCGATCAGCTCGTGACCCGTGGACATTTAGATGCCGCGGCCAGGGGTCATGTAGACTTGAGCGGCACCGGTATCCTGAAGGATCCAGATGCCGTCCGATTCGGAAGGTTTTCCCAGTCGCACAACGGCGTTTTGAGGGAGCCAATCCATCTGCGTAGCCGCCGTTCCGTTGGTCGGGGTGGTGTTTCCTTTCTTTCCCCAGGCGTAATAGACCGCCGCGGAACGAACCGAGATTTTTACATCCGGGCCGGCAACGGGGTAGAACGTCGCGGTGCCGCTGGACGTGATGAGCTGGGTCAGAACGAATCCCGTAGAATCCGGGGCGGAAATAAACGCTTCCATCATGTCTCCTTGGGGGCGTTGATGCCGCCAGGCTGCCGCATCAGAAATTGGTGGTAATTGCCCGGATACGCCTTGTCGCGGGAATGGTGGGTCAGGTTGATATCGGGGACGATCCAGACCGTTTCGCCCATATCCGCCCAGCGGCGCGAAAAAGCCATGTCTTCGCCGTACCATACGCCCTTATGGGCACCGTGCTGGAAAAGATCAATCGATGGGTTCTCCGGATCGCCATAGACCAAATCGGGATATTCGCGCATTATTTTGCGGATGCCTGCGCGGGTCACTTTAAGGAAGCCTGCCGGAACGCGGAAGCCGCGGATCGCGCCATCTCCCCGCACCATGGCAACGCCCCTCGGGCCCTCCTTGATGGCCCCCATATACTCCTCCTCGTCTTTCTTGTACCGGTACACCCCCGCCACTACATCCCCTTCTGTTTCGAGGACTGTCAGTAGGTCTGGGGCGTCCCAGGACATGTCATGATCGATGAAGAAAACCACGTCCGCGCCCTTATCTAAGGCCTTGCGACAAAGGGTGGCGCGGTTGTGGCTGATATAGGGGCCACACTCAACGCCCATTTCGTGATCGTATCCCGCCGCCTCAACAAACGGAACCGAGACCTCCAAAGAGGTGATCGTTTCCTTGAATGGGCCGTTGATGGACGGGATGCAAAACACGACTTTGGGCATTAGGCTGCGCCCTTCCACAGGTTGAGCGCGGCCAAGGTGTTCATCACCTCGATCAGCGCAGCCTTGGTGGCGGTGTCTACCGCCGTGCTGGACGCGGTGCCAACCAAGCTGGTAGCCTGGGCGGCACCGGAGCGCTGGACAATGGGGGTAAGCCCATAGAATCCGATCTTCTCGGTGATGGCGTTGCCAATCTTGAGCCCCCCGCCAGCGGCGGAAAGCTCATGCACGTTATCGGTGGATACAACGGTCATTTTTTCATTCCTTTCAAATGGTGGCGCTGTTGGTCAGCGGCAGTTCGGGACGAAACAGGAGCCCGCGCCACGCCAAAGCGGCGGTGGGCGTGATGCCCGCGGCGGTGGGATTCGAGAATTTGACAGTCAGGACGCCATCAGACGCCACGCGGGCGGCGGGATTGTAATCCAGTCCCGCCTGATGCGTAGGCGCTTCGATGTGAACAAAGTCCCCGACTTTGACGCCGGGGGCATTTACCGTCTGTTCTGCCGTGGTGATAGTCGCCACCTCGGCCCAGGTCTTATCCGTGCCGAAGGTGAACGCTTTCATGGAATGGATATTTCCGATCATGGGTTACGCTCCGTACACAATGCAGGCGTGGTCCTGATTCAGCATGCCCCAGGCCCAGACCGCATCGACACGCATGTACTGGCGGTCATTGATTGCGTCCCATGCGCCCATGCCGATCCGCATTTGGATCCCCTCGTATTCGGAGAACGTGTGAACGTCCCCTTCGGCGGCCGGGAGCGGCACGGAAACAAGGGTGAAGGCGTCCGCGTCATAGACGAGGTTGCAATCCCTGGTGACGCTGGAAATGGTCTTGAAGATCACCTCCGCATCGTTCGGCGGGAGCTGGCTCACGTTTTGGAGGCTTCCCGAAGTCGGGCCATAGATGGTGGGGCTGATGGGCAGGTCGGTGATGGCCGAGCTGGAGCCGGTTTTGTCCGCGGTTACCGTGAACTCCCGGAGGTAGCTCAAGGTCTGCTTGGTCTCCGGGTCCACCGCGAGAACGGCGGTAGAGGTGCCGAGAACGCCGATCGTGAACTTCTGCCCCTTCTTCACCGTCGCCGTGGCGGCGGAAAGGCCATCGATGGAGAGTGTGGTTGCTTCCGTGGTGCTGGCGCCCACGGTTAGCGGGGTCGTGTTGGAAGTGCTGCCGGCGGTATGGCGGGCGATGCTTTCCGACTCGTAGAAATTCAACCCGGCCGCCTTGGTCATGCGACCGCGGAGGTACTGGTTGGAGATTTCCTCGCCGGGATTCTTGGCGTTTTTGAGCGCGTCGGTCAGCGCCACCATGGCCAAGGGATCGGCGGCGGCGTGCGGCGCGCGCATCGGGCCCAGAGCCTTGGTGATCTTGGCGCGGGCCTCGCCCCAGGTGCGCAGGGCGCCGGGCTGCGTGCCGGGGTCGCCGACCGACTGGGCCACGTTGTCCCGAGCGTACTCGAAGCCGGTCTTCTCCATCTCGCGGATGAGGCGGCCGGCGATGGTGTCGCCGAACTTCCGCCACTCGGCGACGTCGTACCCCTTCTGAATGCTCGTCAGCTCGAAAATGCCATTGTATTGGCCGAGCGTGACCGAGGTAGAGCGGTGCTTCATATCCTGCGGAACGCCGACGCGTCCACTGGTGATCGTCGCCTGCGGGGCGATGTCGATCGTCACCGTCTGACCGGGGGTGTACTTCTTCTGGGTGAAGTCCTTCGAATAGGACTTGTTCACCGTGTTGATGAGATTTCCCTTGGCATGCAAGCTCTGAACGAGCTGCTTACTGACCAGGGAGGAGGCATTCAAATTATGTGCCATTTTTGGTTACCATATGGGTTTGAATGCCGCGTTGTATTCTTCCTGGGACATGCCCGGATCGAATGCGTTCGCGGAATTCGTTTTGCCGCTTCCTACCGGACTGATAGGGGGCGGTGCCTTCGACACGCTTTTTACGGGCGGTGCCTTTGACCCTGCCAGCTTGCCTTCGATGCGTCCTATTTCCGCGGCTTGATCGAGCGGATGCATTCCATTGAGCCGAGCGATCACGTCATGATTTCCGGCCAAGTGGTAGGCGAGATCGCCAGCCATGGGGGACGCCTTGAGGACCGCTGTCGCGACAGGGTTTAGCCTGGGGGCTGTGGAAATCTTCTGCCCGAAATCCGGGTACTTCGTCGATGCCTCGATGGTTTTTTGTTCCCAGTTGGCGTCGGCGTTTTGCTCGCGAGCCTGCTCAAACTGAGCACGGCGCGCCTGCTGCTCCTGCTGTACGCGATGCTCGTAACGCTGATCCGCGATATATGCGGATCGCGCGTCCTGGAAGTCCTGCCAGGTGGCGAAGTCTTCCTCTTTCGGAGCGGAAGCGGGGGCTGCGGGAGGTTGGACTGGGGGCGGCTGGAGCCGCTGACGCAGCTCATTACGCTCCCTCAAGACCTCCGCGAAACGGGAATAGGGGATGTTCGGTTCGCTGCCCGCCGCGTTGTCCGGGGGCGGGGTGGATACTACCGGCTCGCTGGCAGGCTGCGCGCCTCCGGGCGGATCCCCTGCGGGCGCGTCCTGAATGGGCGCGGCGGGGGTTTGCGGGTCGATAACTTCCGTGTTTACAGTGTCGTTTGACATGGCGACTCCATGGAATCAGGCTTTACGCCCCTGAGGCGGCTTCCCCGGTTTGCCCCCGGTTGGGCCCGCGGTCTTCGCCTGGTCGAGCTTTTGCCCTTCCAAGCCCAGCTTCTCGCGGTCTTGCTGCTGACTGTGCCCCTGCTGGTGAGCCTGGAGCACGATCGAGGCTTTGTCTTTGTTGATGGCGTGCGCATGCTGCTCATGCTGCATCGCGCCGGCCTGGTGGTCCTGGTGGATGGCGTGGACAAGTTCAGCCTTGTCGATCTGCTGATCGTGCTGCTGCTGGTCGGCCTTCAGGTGAACGCCCGCGGTCTTGATCTGGCCATCCACGCCCTTAGCCTTGGCGTCCGCTTGGGCCTTGAACCATTCGATCTGGACGCGCTTGGAATCGTTGGTCTTGTCCGCCTGAACGGACGCGATTTGGATCTTGAGCTGCTGGTTTTCGACCAGCGCCTTTTGGGCTTGCTCAAGCTGCTGCGCCTGTTGCTGGATGGTCTGTTGCATCTGCTGCATAGCCTGTTGGGCCTGCGGCGGAAGCGGGGGCTGCTGGCCATTCTCCCCGCCCTCGGGCTCGATGACGCCCGGGAACTGGGTTGCGGCCAGCTTCTTCAGGATCTTGGAGAATTCGTCCGCATACCGCCAATCCTGTTCCTTGGCGAACAGGTGACCCGTGACGGCGGCGGCCGGCGGGTAGGCCTGGTAGAACTCCTGCATGGATTGGACGGTCTCTTGCCGCTTGGTGGCGGCCGAGGGGCCCATCGCGATATCAATGTTGAACCGACCCTTGTCCATGTAGTAGGCGTAAGGACCCTCGTCCCCTTGAGCTTCCTGGTTGACCTTGATCACTTTGTCGCGGTCATCCTCGCCCACTATGAGCACTTGCCGGGCGGTGTCGATGTAGGCCGGGATCCACTCGTTCAGGACGCGGCCACAATGGCGCATTGCGATGCCCATGTTGTCCGCGAAGTCATAGGTTGCGTTGTCGCCTTGCCGGGTCTGCGCGTTGATGGCCACCCCGGAGACCGCGTTCCCCTGCTTGCCTAGGGATGGGTCGTACATCCCAAGCACAGCTTTCATCTCGTCGATGGTCGAGGCCTTGAGATTCAGGAATCCGGGATCCGATTGGATCGGGTCGGTCCGCTTCGGGGGAGGAAGGGGCTGCTTGGTGATCGGGTCGTAGGCGAAGAACTTGACGTAAGGGTGATTCCCTGTGTTCAGGGTCTCCCACTTCTTCTTTTCGAGCGGAGGAATCGACCCTTCAGCCACCACGAAGGGCGCCTTCGGGGACAGCGCCAGGCGCTCCATCTCCGCGCTCGCGGCGTAGTTGTGGCTGCGCTGGGTATCCTTCGCCGGACGACCCAGGCTCCACAGGTGAACATCCCCATCCACCACGACCTTACGGCCATTGGCGATGAATACGGGGATGTACTGGCCCGGGAGCTTGATGGGCTTGCCAAGGACGCGCTTGCCAGCCAGCTTGGCCCACCACACTTCACAGCGGGTGGTGTCGCGCTCAATGCGCTCGCCTCTGTCGTCGGTAGCGCAAAGCAAGTCCACCGGCAGGCTTTGTGCCTCCGCTTCCTTTTCCAGCTCGGAAAGGAAATGGCCTTCGCCGTCGATGCCCTTGACCAAGGTTTCCTTAATCTCTCGCTTGAAGTAGTACTCGCTGACTGTCGGGCCACCGCCGCCCCATGCACCGGTGGGGTTCTTATCTGGCCCCAGAAACCCAGAAGGGTCACCGAATCCCTTGGCTTTGAACTTCGACTCGCTCCAATCCTCCTGGACGATGGCGCAATCCATGTCCGAGTAATCGGCCTCAATGCAGTCCTTGATGGGCCAGTAGAGCTTGGAACAATCCCAGATGGGGAGATACTTGGGCTCCTGCTCATGGCTGGTCTGAGACACGTAATCCGCATACAGGCGCCAAGCGCCGAAGCCGCCGGCCACCTGGTCGGTCTTGGCTTGGCCATAGGCAGCGTGGCCGCCGTTGTTCTTTTCGATGGCTCTGACAATGCCTTGCCGGACGGTGGCGAGGTCCTTATCCTCTTCTCCACCGCCTGGCGTGACCCGGATCCCCATCCTGCTCTGCTTGTGGTCGTTGATGACCTGCATCAGGAATTGGCGCATCCGGTTTACGGTGAGCGTCGGGCGCGGCGGCTGGCCCTGGGGGTTGCGGGCCTTTTGCTCGTCGTCGGTCCACTGCTTGTCGAGCAGGAAGAATTCCTTATCCGCCTTGTAATCCGTATGAACACGGGTAAGTTGGCCCTTGCAGCGAGCAAAATCCCGCTCGAACTGGTCAATAATCTGCTGGTTGGAGAGCATTAGGCGCCCATCCAAGCGGTGTGAGAATGGGCGTGGGCGTACGGGCTGGGCTCCTCTTCCTGGCGGGCCTTGAGGACCGGATAGGCAAAGGTCAGCGCGACTGCATCCCCGGAGTCGGGTGAGGCTAGGCCGCGTTCGGCCATGTCCTCTTTTTTCTCAAGCTGGATCTGCTGCTTGTTCGAGTACCCGTATTCGGGTCCGATCAGGTCGTCGCGAAGCTCGGAATCCTCGGGCAGGTCGGCGCCGGCCAGGATGAAATCCCGCATGCCGCCCCACATCTCCGCGCGCTTGTTGTAGTAGCGGGCGGAATCCATAGCGGGAAGCCCGCCGTTCACCTCGAAGATGATTCGAGGGTCGGCCAGCTCCTTCACGCGATCGATGATGGGCCCTCCCAGGCCGCCGCCATCCAGAAAGACCGCATCGGGCTTTTCTTCCTCGATGGCTTGGATGATGCGAGTGACCGTCTTCATGGAATCCGCCTCGCGCCACTTGCGAAGCGGGGCGACGTTGCGCCCTTGACGGGTGGCGATCACGTTCTGGCAGTTGCCAGAGCGGGCAAGGTCAATGCCCATGATCTTGGCGATGAGTGGGGATGCGGGGAGGTCGGCAGCCATGGCCTTATCCACCGCATCACCGGGGATGAATTGCAGGTTTCCAGACCTCGGGAATTGACCCTTGACGCGGACGCGGATGAAATCGCTGTCCTCGCCGTAATCCTCGATCCATTGGGCAATCTGCGCCTTATTGGTGATCGAGACTTCGCGGGAATCGACGCAATAGGTTTTCCATCGGTGCTTGAACTTGCCGAAGCATTCGCGGAATCGGCCGGTATTCCGGGTAGGATTGCCGAAGCAAAGCCACAGCGCCCCTTCCTGGGTCATAGCGCCCTCACACACGTCCCAAATCACGTCCGCGATAGCTGATGCCTCGTCGAAGACGATCAGGACGTGCTTTTCATGGGTACCGGCGAAGGCCTCGGAATTGTGCTCGGTCCAGGGGATGAACGAGGTGAACCAGGTTTCCGGGGCGTCCTTGAGGAAAAAGCGGGTGGTGGTCTTGCCAAACCAGGAACCGTTTAAGGCGCGCTCATTCCACTTTGAAAGCTCGCGGGAGGTCTTGGAATCGAGCTGGTTTTTGGTGTTTGCGGTGACGATGCCCTGGGGATTGGGTCGGGTGGCATTGAACCAATGGGTGACCCAGGCGGTAAGAGCGGTCTTGCCGATGCCGTGGCCCGAGCCGACCGCGATACGCGGGACGCCCGCGGAGCAGTCATTCAGGACATCCAGTTGCCAGGGCTCGATGTCCTTGACCTGGAGAACGTCGCGGACGTAGCCGGCGGCATTCTTGAAGTAGGCCCGGGCGATGTAGGCGCCATCCCCCTCAACCTGCATGGACGGCCTTGATTTGGTCCGCTATGGAAAGCGAAACCGGGCCGCCGTCTTTTCCGGTCAATTCGGTACGTTGGAAATCGCCGTATTTCTTCGGGGCCAGCTTGGAGGCCAGCCACTTACGGGCATCCACGCGGAGCTTGGACCGCTGGACATTCTCGGCCAGGAAAACAGGCTTGGCGCCTTCGCCGTCCTTATCTTCGCCTTCCTTGAACCCGTAATCATTGGTCCCGTCGTCGGCGATGTCCAAAATGTCCTCAGCCATGTAGTCGGCCTGGGCTTCGCGCGCGCAGGCGTATTGGTCGCGGAATTTGGTGTTTTCGCCAAGCCAGCGGAAAACGGTGGACTTGTCGGGGAGATCGCCAGCCTTGCAGATTGAACGCAGGCTCTTCCCGCTTGCGATCTCGTCGCATATGCGGTCTGCAACTTCCTGTGTGAAATCGGAAGGGCGGCCCACGGGATAAGGTTACCCGCGCGCCGGTGATTAGCTGGAAACTATCACTTTACATCGATTAACATTGATTGATATCGAATAGCATAGATTAACTTATGATGCTACTATTGGTGTATGGTCAACCTGGGCGACGTTTTGCGGAAGACTCGACTGAATGAAGGGGAGACGCAACTTTCCCTGGCGATGAAGATACGGGAACGGTTCCGAAATACACCAGGCAGGAAGACGGCCGAGGTGACCATCTGTCGGGTAGAATGCTCGGGCAGGGTGTCGGAATTGACCTGGAGCCGTATCCGGTCCATCCTTCCCACCCTTCCGGAATGGACGGCTAGGCTGTGATTATGTTGATGGTGCCGAAAGTGGTAGGCGAGACCTGGGCCGAAAGGCTCAGGGAGGCTGTGCGTTAAGCTATGCCGTGGCGGTTCGAGTCCGCCCCATCAACATCTAATTTGGCGCCACCGGCGGCTTAGGATCGCCCAGCTCGCACGAATGGTGACGGGTCTCCGTGGTGTCCGTCCAGGTTGTAGAGTCCTCATGGAGGCATTCGGGGCCTACTTGGTGATCCTTTTGGATGACCTTAGGATCCTGGCTCAGGATGCAGCCGGTGAGGGTGAGGGCGAAAAGTGCGTACTTCATTGGTTTTCCTTGGGTTGGGGTAATTGTGAGTCACTGTTGGTTACTTGCTCTTGTTCCGGTTCCGCCTTCGGCTCCACCGGGCCTTCGGCCGGGGAAGGAACCAGATCCCGGCATTCGGGGCAGATCCAGGCCGTCCAGGTCACGATCCACCAGCGGCGGGACACCTTGAACCGGTTCGGGTGCTGGCAGGCGGGCGGGGCCGGCGTAGCCGTAAACGTGACCAGGCCGTGCCCTTGGTAGACATCGACGTAATGGCGCTCACCCATGGTTGGATCCTCCCTCCGCCAATTCCCGGCGGACCTGCTTTTTGCAATCCAGGCATTTGGAAAACGTGGGGATGGGTCTGGTTCGTTCTGTTTCGCCCCATTCTGCCTCCTGCCCCCATCCTCCGTTGTATTCCATGGTTATCCCGCGCACGATGTAGAAGTGGCCGTTTTTGCTGCCGCAATGCGGGCATTTATCCATTGGATCCTCCCTCACGGCCCGCGGGGCGCTGCCTAGCCGCAATCCAGCATAGGAGGCTGATAGCCATGGCCATCTCGACATCTGGCTGCTTCCGGACCATGCGAAGCGCCGCATTTGCGCTCCAAATGAACGCGCAAGCGTAGAACAGCCAAGCGAACAGGGCACCGCGCTTCACCCTTCCCCCCTCTCTTCGGCCCCGCGGGGATGCCGCCTTGCGCATTTCAGCACGCAATAGATGGGCTACTTGGGCGAACGCAACCGCCAAATCCCGCATGCTCGGCGCACTGCCACGATAGGTGTAATTTCCGATGAAGGTGCTGGCGCAGATATCGCATAGGTCCCGGTGCTCATCGGAGAGTAGATAGCCTGGGTACTTTTTGCACTCTACATCATCAGTCTGGCAGGATACGCAATATCCTTTGAACTTCTCGCCGCTCACGTATTCCTTCCTTCCTGGGCCTCGGCGCGGGCTTCCTGGTATTTCCGCATGGCCTCCCTGGCCGCATCGGATGGGCCGTAGAGCATGCACTTATCCGCCCATGCGATGGCGTTATCGGCCAGGGCCAGGAGGTCCCGGGCCCCCTGGGGTTCCGCGGGGACCTTTTTGGTTTGGGCCTTGCGCCAGCAGTCCGCGCACATGCCGCAGACTTGGCGGCGTTGGAGGTCCAGGCATTTAGGG